ATGTCAACATTCAAGCTATGGAAAACTTGAATATTCAAGCAAAAAATATTCATACTAATTCAGAAGAAGAAACCAAATCAAGAGCTGGAACTGAGTATAGAATTAGTGCATTAACTAATTTTACTGCAAAAGCAGGTTTTGGCGCTGCAATTAAAGCAGATGGAGAAGCTAGTCTAGTCGGTGGTTTAAGAGCAGTTATCAAGGCTAAAATTAGGATAGACTTAAATTCAGGTTCACCTATTCTAAAACCAAAAGATGTGCCGATCATTCCACTAATAGCACAGACAGACACGTTGTTTGACAAAGAAAAGGGTTGGGCAGCAGCACCTGCAAAACTGTTAACTATTGCTTCACGGACTCCGGCTCACTATCCGTGGGCAAATGCAGGTCAAGGGGTAGATGTTAAAGTTAGTGGCGACTCCGAAGACAATTTACCAAGCCCGCCTTCTGCGGCAGTTCAAGCAGTAAACCAAGCGGCTGAAGGTTTACCAGCTGACCCGCCTAGTACTGCTACTGTATCCTCAGTCCCGCCGGTATCAGCAGTATCCGAAACTATGGACAAGACAACAACGGACGCTGTCTTAGGGTCAAGTGCAACATCAGCAGCCGAAGGCCCGGGACAAGAAGCTGTAACATCGGGAGCAGCTATTGTATCTCCGACAGACGCACCCAATATTAATGGAATTAATAGTGCATTAGGAGAAGCTGCTGCTACTATCGGCGGAGTATCTACTCAGGTAACCGTCGCAGATAGGGCACTTTCTTCGCTTACCGGATCATTCAGCAATAATACAATAGCAATGGGTTCATTTGCACAAACACCAACTCAGTTAACTGTTAGTGGTATTCTAAAACCAGGCACAGCTACACTTATTAATGGACTAGCATCTTCTGGAAAAAATCTAACATCTACAACACCAGACATATTATTTGCTGGAAAACCAGGTGCTGAAAATATCAATATGTTAGCAGAGAATACTACGGCTCAGGCAGCGTCACTTGTATCAGTTCTAAAAGTAGCCCAGCAACAGTTAAATGATGTTGGTGTTCTATCCGGAAAAGAATCATCTACGCAATCTGCCGGTCTCATAACAGCGGCAGCTAGTTTTGGAACCGACGCCGTAATCGACACGGTACGAGATTTCGGTACAAATATACTTCCGTCTAGCAATGCTAGTCAATTAGCAAGTAGAATAATAACGACCGATTCGGTATCCGCTGCTATCTCTAGTTCACAAGCATTAAGAACAAACGTAACAGATCAACTAAGCAACCTAACAGGTGTCAATACCGGCGCGGTACTTAGCACTATTGGTAAAGGTATATCGGCCGCTAACTTAGCTAGCACTTTAGGCGGTTTAGGCGGTATTGCTAACTCCCTAAAATCTGTCAGCGGCGTACTAGGAGGACTTCGTGGAGGAATTGTTTCATTAACTAGTTTGCTTAACTCAGTTAAGGGTATTTCTGGGTCAGCATATGCGGCGGTGCTAGCCGGATTCACTAAACTAGAACCTAATGTTCCGCAGTACCTAAGCGAGTTTGCTAAGAAAACTTCTGCAATATCTACAATAGTTTCTAGAGCTAGCTCTTCTCCTAATTCAGGTAGCTCACTAAACTCTTTAGGCAACACATTAAGCAGTTTGGCATCAAATGCAACTTCATTAGCTAACGATCTTCAAACAGCAGAAAGGGTTACGAATAGTATCGAAAATACATTTAATAATTCAATTGATAGCATAACGGGAATAGGAAACAATATTGGCGGTGCGCCTTCAAGATTGCCAAATACCATCAATGGTGGTATTCTTGACAATGTATTAGTAGAAACACAATCTAATGCTAATACATCGCTATCTACATTGATTGATTCAGTATCTGGTACAAATGACCAACAGTTGATAAATGCGGTAAGTGATTCCACTGATATGATTAACAGTATGGCTGGAGCCTCAACCGCACTAGCGTCAGGTGGACTCACCAGTCTAGCGAATGCAGCTAGAGTTACGCAGTCCGGTGGTGGAGCAGCAACCGCATCAGCACTAGCTAGTGGGTTATCTAATTTACCGGGAGGAATAAGAACAGTTTCAACTGTAACTAATTTAGCAGCCAATGCTGTTAACTCACTGCCCGGCACAAGTATACTAACCAGTGAGATGAAAAATATTCAAACACAAGTGCTGAACGGGTTAAGCACGGTATCATCTGTTGCCAATTCGTTAGGAAGTTTTGCTAATAGAGCAGGTGGCCTAACATCAGCTATCACATCTAGATTGCCACTTGGTCAAGCCTCACAACTATTATCATCCTTGTCTGCACTGGGAGCTGGCGGCGCAAGTCCTATCAAATTACCTAGCATAGGAATCAATACGATAAACAGACAATCTCTTACAGCACAGATAAAAAGTGTCATAGGTGACCCTGGAATTCCAGAACCCAATTTATTGGGAGAAATCAGTGAATCAACTATTGCAAGTTTTGAGCAAGAACTTCTTACAGCACTAGAAGATATACAAAAGATTGAAGATGAATTGAATGCTGCCCTTCAAGTTGAAAATACTGCCTATGCAAGACTCACTGCTATAGAAAGAGACGCTCCGTTTGGGGATCCGGCAATCGCTGAAGCTAGAAGAATTTATATTGAAGCCACTAACAGATCAAGTGAATTAATGGACCAATATATAAAGCTGACAGAAGCGGATAGTACTTCGATAAATACTAGTAATACAGGATTAGTATAAAATGGCAACTTATTTAGGATTTAGTACGCAGAATGTTGGTAAGTCTCAAACTACTAACGCCTTGTCTGGTAGAGACGGCGGTCCTGGTGGAATAAGACAATCAATAGTATGGGGCAAAAAGTTTAAATTAGTCGATACTAAATTAGTAGTGCAAGACTTTATCAATGCTATGAATATACGTAAGGGGACTAAAGTAGGTCAACCCGGTTACGGTACTTCATTGTGGGATTATGTATTTGATACTAATACCCAGGCTGTACGAGCGCAAATTGAAAATGAAGTCCGAAGACTAGCTCGCCTTGATCCTAGAATCATTCTTAACTCAGTAGCAATTTACTCAAATTCTAATGGAGTTTTAATTGAACTTCAAATGGCGGTAGCACCTATGAACGAAGCATTCGTAACTAAAATTAATGTCAGTTTAACCACAGAAACTGCCTCAATAGTCTAATCCACAGTTTTTTCTATGATAAATATATTATCAATAGAGAGAAACTATGGCAACAAGTTCAAGACAATCAGCACTGTTCGGCCCCAACGACTGGAAAACTATTTACCAGACGTTCAACCAAGCAGACTTTCGTAGTTATGACTACAACACTTTGCGTAAAGCATTCATTGACTACTTACAATTAAATTATCCAGAAACATTTAATGACTATGTGGAGTCAAGTGAGTTTGTTGCACTGCTTGATGTTATTGCCTTTATGGGTCAAGGGCTTGCTTTCCGTAATGACTTGAATGCTCGTGAAAACTTTATTGATACTGCTGAACGTAGAGACAGCGTTGTTAAGCTTGCTAATCTTGTGAGCTATACTCCAAAAAGAAATATCGCAGGTCAAGGCTATCTAAAAGTAACTAGTATAAAGTCTTCGCAAAATATTACTGACATTAACGGATTAAATTTAAGCAATGTTCCTGTATTATGGAATGACCCAGCCAACCCAAATTGGTTAGAGCAGTTTAATACGATTATTAATGCAGCACTAATCGATACACAAAGAATCGGTAGACCGGGCAATGTTAGTGAAGTAGCTGGAGTAGACACCAGTGAGTATAGTATCCAAATTGCTCCCAATGCATTACCGATTGTACCTTTTACTAGCACAGTAGACGGCGTCAGCATGAACTTTGAGCTATGCAGCGTATCAAGCGTTGACAGTAATTCTATCTACGAAATACCACCGGCGCCCACCGGCAGATTCAATATGGTATATCGTAACGATAAATTAGGATTCGGCTCACCAGATTCAGGTTTCTTCTTTTATTTTAAGCAAGGAGCCTTGCAAACATTTGATTTCAGCCTACAGCAGCAAATTGCTAATCAAAACATTAATATTGATATTCAAGGAATCAATAACACAGACACTTGGTTGTATAAACTCAATCAGGGTAACATAAGAGATTTGTGGCGCCAAGTAGAAAATGTATATGCCAACGCATACTTGCAAACTGAACGAACAGATAAGCAAATATTTTCGGTTAGCTCACGGTTCAATGATCAGGTAACTTATGTGTTCGGTGATGGTGTGTTCAGTGAAATCCCTGTAGGAAACTTTAGAGCATATGTAAGAGCTGGCAATGCGCTTACTTACACAATCTATCCGTCAGACATGAATGGCTTGTCGGTGACGTTCACTTATGTTTCTCGTTTAGGCAGAGCAGAGATTTTGACACTTGGACTGTCATTGACACAAACAGTTACTACAGCCCAAGCTAGAGAGTCTATTTCTAATATCAAACAGAGAGCGCCAACTAGATACTATACACAGAATCGCATGGTCAATGGGGAAGACTACAATAACTTCCCATACACGTTGTATAGTTCAATAATCAAAAGTAAAGCAATCAACCGCTCAAGTGTTGGGGTTAGTAAAAACCTAGACCTGCTAGATCCAACTGGTAAGTATTCAAGTACCGTCAGTTATGGTAATGACGGGGGATTATATCTAGACAGTAATGATGGATTCCTAAATCTAACAATTAACAACTCTAGTGATATCATTGCGTTCTTTACTGGTACATTGGCAAGTGTATTGACATTGAATAGAGCTACCCAGTACTATATACAAAATTATCCACGCTATAACGTGAATGCTAGTAGCGGCGATGGAGTAGTGTATTGGCAAACAAGCAACGTAACAGGCGATGCAGTTACTGGATATGTCTACAACAGAACAGGTAGCTTAGAGCAACCGGTTAGTGTCGGAACATTTAATACTAATAATTTAAAATATTTGACGACCGGTGCTATAGTAAAGTTCACTGCGCCTGATGGATTTTATTTTGATAATAATAATAGACTAGTGCAAGGGATTCCCGGACCAAGTAACAGTACTTTTATTTGGACTACGGTATTGAATGTAATTAGCGACGGGTCAAATAATGGACAAGGAAGCTTTGCTAACGGTACTGGCCCTATTAAATTTAATGGCTATATTCCCGACGGCGCTATTGTAACTCAAATTATTCCTGTATTTGGAAATAGTATTCCTACTAGTGTAATTCAAGAAGCATTAATTAGAATGGAATTGAATCAAGATTTTACTCTTGTATTTGACAACTCATTATTAATTAATCAACTCAGATGGAGTGTGAAGAAAATCACTGATCCAAATTGGTTTGTGAAATTTACTAGCATTGGTGAAAATAGATATTCTGTAACTTACAAATCACTAGTTTATTATTTTGGAAGTGTGGCAGATACTAGATTTACGTTTGCTAAAAACGAGCTAGTATATGATCCCTTTACTGGTAAAATTATTCAAGATTTTATTGATGTTTTGGGAATAAACACTTTGCCCAACTCAGTAAACAGTATTGGTAAAAATACAAAGATCAATATCTTAGGACAGACAGTCCAGAGTGACGGGTATGTGGATGATTTCCAAGTTGAAGTTGCAGCGACCGATGTCAACAACAATCAACTAATTTTGAATCCAGACTTTTTCAATGAAATTACTGGATATGATCCTTTAGGTTCTAATGTCGGCATCTATGCGTTCTTTGAAATTCTCCAAGACCCGATTAATCTTACTAGACAATACTTGTTACCAACCACTGAGATCCAGTTTCAATATGCTACGCAAACTGATATTGAGTTAGTGAAGTATGATTATCCTGTTGGTCAAGTGTTTTATGCGTTCGGTGCAAATAAATTTTACAAAACAGTTCAAGATCAAACTGTAACAGTTCCCTTCTATGTATTAGTAGAACAACCACAGTTCGTTGTAAAATTTGGAAGACAAGGACTTAGTTTTCAGTACAAGCACAATTCAAACAACACAAATAGAATTGATCCAGTAACTACTAATATCATTGACTTGTATCTAGTGACTCAGAGCTATTACACAGAATATCAAAATTATGTTGTTGATAGTACTAATACTATTCCTGAGCCAAACAAACCTACAATTACTGAATTAGCAGCGCAATATCCTGAAATTCAAAACTATAAAATGTTGTCGGATTCGGTGATATTAAATAGTGTAGAATTTAAACCGTTGTTTGGTCCTAAGGCTGATCCAGCGTTGCAAGCAACTATCAAAGTAATCAAGACAAGGAATACTAATGCTAGTGATAGTGAAGTTCGTAGTGCAGTGTTAGCAGCCATGAACCAGTATTTTAATGTTAACAATTGGGACTTCGGAGACACTTTCTATTTCTCAGAACTTAGTGCCTATCTACACGCTGAATGTACAGACCTTATTAGTTCGGCAGTGCTAGTACCTAGTGATCCGACTATGAGCTTTGGGGATTTGTATGAAATAAAATGTAGACCTTTCGAAATATTTGTTAATGCAGCAACCGCAAATGATGTGCTAGTTATAGCAGCACTCACACCCGACGAATTACAGGTACGATAAATATAGATATGGCACGTATTAGAACCTTAAATTTCCTCCCGGAAATCTTTCAAACCCCTACTAACGCTGAATTTCTTTCGGCTACCCTCGACCAGCTAACTAGCAACCCGGTTACTACCAGGGTGCAGGGATATGTAGGTAGTAGATTTGGTTCAGGAGTTAATGCTCTCAACTACTATGTTACTGAGCCAACCAAAACTCGTACTGATTACCAGCTTGATCCAGGCGTGGTGTTTACTAAAACCGACGAATCAGTTGCTCAAGACTTTATTACGTATCCGGGAATTATTGATTCATTGAAGCAGCAAGGAGCTGTCACTAATAACAATAATCGGTTGTTTGAGAGTCAATTCTATTCATGGGATAGTTTTACTAACTTAGATAAAATAGTTAATCACTATGAATATTATTGGCTTCCTGAAGGCCCTCCCGTAGTAACAGTGTCTCCTAGCGTAGTTTTCACTAACGAAGATTATATCGTCGGTGACTTACCAAACGCATATGAATTAACAGAGGTTGGTTCTAGCAATAACACCGGACTCAATCCTACTATTTCGTTGTTGCGCGGCGGAACTTATAACTTCTTTGTTAACCAAGACAGTCCATTCTATATTCAAACTATTCCGAGCGTGACTGGATTTAATCCTGATCAACCTTTTGTCAGTGTGCGTGATGTTTTTGGGGTAACCAACAACGGTACTACCGATGGAGCTGTTACTTTTAATGTTCCTTCGAAGACTGCTCAAAACAACTTTATTTTTCCGGGCAACAACTTTGTTGATGTAGTCTCTACTACACCATTTGATCAAGTAAATGGAAAAAATCTGTACGATGTTTTTGACCCTTCAACCGGTATTACTTATCCAGGGTTAGGCAATATTGACGGTGTTGTGGGTCTTAACGGCCTACGAGTAATGTTTTATAATGATGGCGTTCCTAATGAAATCGGATACGTTTCTTCATATTATGATGGTACAAATTATGATGTAAATGATCCGCTCTTCACCGAACCTCAAACAGTTACTATCAGCAGCACAACAGCTACAGGAAACTTCCTGTCAATGGCAACTGGCTTCACTACAGACGAAATTATCGTTAATCAAACTGTAACTTTTACTGCTCCTTTATTAGGTGGTCTACAAGAAGGCCAAGTTTATTTTGTCAAAGAAATTTTAAACTCTACTGACTTTACTATTAGTACAAGCATCGGCGGTGCTACAGTATCGGTCGGAACAGATTCTGGCTTTAACACTACAGTTAACATCAACCAAGGTCAGTATGAACAAGGATTTTATACTAGTGTCAGCGAGAACTACTACAGAATTCAATTTGTAGGCGATCCTAATAATCCGGTACTAAGACTGTTGCCGGACGGTATCATTCCCAACGAAGAAAACATTACTCCTAGGTTTGGGGAACAATGGATAAACAGAACCTTCTATAGAAATACATTAGGTGTAATCAGTTTGGTTCCAACTGTTACCGCGCCACTAGATACGCTATATTATCAGGATGGCACTAATCCAAATAAAGTTGGCGTGATTAAAATCATTGAAAATACCGGTAAAGATTTTATCGATGTTGATACTGAAATTTTAGGTAAAATAAACTACACATCACCAACCGGCGTTCAGTTTACAAACGGCCTAAAAGTAAGTTTTGATGGTAACATATTCCCGATCGGTTATCGAACAGGTCAATACTACGTTGAAGGAGTAGGTACTGGGATTGAACTAGTATCAGTTGATGAACTAGTGACTCCTGAAAGTTTTTCAGCAGGAGCGTATATTCCATGGGATGAATTTGGCTTTGATATTGGTAGCTATGACATCAGCTTGAATATTCCAGTTGACCCAGATTATATTACTATTGCTAGAAACAGTATTTCCAGAAATGCATGGGCTAGAAGTAACCGCTGGTTCCACATCGATGTCATTAACGCATCTGCACAATATAACAATAACCCAAACATTCTAACAGAATACGTTACTCCAGACAACAAAGCTAAAAGACCAATCATTGAGTTTTATCCAAACTTAAGATTGTTTGATTCTGGTGCGGTTGGCAAAAGACCGATCGATTTCTTTGATACTCGTGCAGTAGATGCATTATCCGACGTAGCAGGATTGTTGAATTATTATCCTGACGTTGAGACTTATACTACGAATACTGCAACTGTTGCGGCTACTCCTACTACACTTGTTAACGTTGTTGACATGGAAGCAGGTAAAACATATAGCATTAATGTATCAATTAGTCTAGGCGCAACAGGTCAAGCTGCATGGAACACACTAGCCGGTACAATCGGAGTTTTCTATCAGACGGGTGACGAAATAACTTGTCAAATCGATGGCAACGAGCTAGCATTCCCGGGTAGCAGTAACGGAAGATTAATATACGATGAGACTACGGTTGTTATTCCTAATGATCAAATAACTGGTATATTTCAAATTGGTATGTATTTGGGTGATACCTTAAATATTGTCCCTACGAATTCTCAAATTACCGATCTAACAGATGACGGAACCGACACTACATTAACTATTACATGGCCCTATCCACAAGATGTTTTGGGCGGCGTAACTTCAGTTGTGGGCACAGATACACTAGCAAGCAATTATGCAGTATTCCCTGGCGCCCGCATTGTATTTTCTAATGACTCAAATGAAGAAACCAAACATACGATTTATGTAGTCGATATCGTCACAACAATTTTAGGACAAGAACCTAACATTGTGTTGATAAAGGCAGAAGATAGTAATGTTGGTATTGATGAGCAAGTTGCTATCAAGCGAGGATATAATAATCAAGGTAAAACTTTTTATTATACTGGATTAGCTTGGAACCAAGCACAGCAAAAAGTAACAGTCAATCAAGCTCCGTTCTTTGACGTATTTGATGAAAACGATATTTCGCTAGGAGATAGCGATATTTACGGTGGCACAACATTTAGGGGCTGTACTCTATTTGCTTATGGAATCAATCCATTAACAGTTGATGACCCTATTTTAGGTTTCCCTGTTAGATACAGTGATGTCGCCAACATAGCTGATATTAGTTTTGATGTAACTATCAACTCTGATACGTTTAACTATGTCCGCGGATTTGATTCTATAACTCAAAAAGTAAATACCGGATATGTGTATAACTATACCGCGGCTGATGCATTTACTAGAGAATTAGGATGGCAAACCGCAGTTGAAAACAGTGTTCAATATCAGCTTTTCAGCTTCAAGTATGATATCCTTAATCCACCAACTAAGTTTGTTTGTGACATTGCAGCATTGCCTGAAGTACCTCTTAATAGCAAAGGCTGGCCTAGAGTTAAAGTATACAACAACAACGTATATTTGGAGCCGACTACTTACACGGTTGAAGTAACTGAAAACACAACTACCATTACTTTGCTAGATTCTCCCGTTGAAGAAACAGTAATTCAAGTTCTACTATTGAGTGACCAAGTAAGTAATTCGGCTTATTATCAGATTCCTGATAACTTGAATAACAACCCATTCAATGAAGACTTGACGGTTGCTGATGTCGGTGACATTCAGAATCATTATCAAGATATCTTTATCAATGCACCAAACACAACTGGTCAAATCTTTGGAAGAAATAATTTCCGAGATTGCGGCGACTTGATTTCATATGGCACTAAGATTATTCAAAACAGTGCTTCACTTGCGTTGCCAGGCACCTTCTTACGTAAGACTGAACACAATGTTGTTGACGCATTACTATTCAACAGCCGCGAGTATATAAAGTATAAGCAACTGCTAGTAGACACTGTACAAAATACAGATTATGTACAGAGATATACGCCATCTGAAATTTTAGATGCTGCTATTGAGCAAATATCTGCAAGCAAGAGTGAAGTTAATTCATTCTTTTGGTCTGACATGTTGCCAAACAAGGCACCATTCAGAACCACTACATATAACTTCAATAGCCTTGCTGATGTAACTAGATATCCGTTGAGTCAAGTTTATAACTTTGAGTCAGCAAACTATAATGGTGTGTTGGTATACTTAAACCGCACGGTCGACAACAATCTAGTACAAACGCAGCTTTTAAGAAATGTTGACTATACTATCAGCACAGATAGTCCATCGCTAACTATTACCCTAGACTTGGTGCCGGGCGACGAAGTTGTTATCAAAGAATATAACCAGACATATGGTTCATATGTTCCGTATACTCCTAGTAAGTTAGGACTCTACGCATTGACTCAGCCTAGTGTTGTGCTAGATAGCGATTACACCGTGCCTACTTACTTTATCAAGGGGCATGACGGTTCGTTCACTAAGCTCTACGGCACATATAATCCTGTCACCGATGTTCTTGTGGACTTTAGAGACCAAGCATTGCTTGAGTTTGAAAAGAGAATCTATAATAACGTCAAGCTAAGCACCGAAGTTCCTATCAAACTTTATGAAATATTGCCGGGCTTCTTTAGAGACAGTACATATAGCTATGCTGAATGGCTACAGATGTACTCTACCAACTTCTTAAATTGGGTCGGTCAAAATAGAGTAGATTATAAAACTCAGTTTTTCAACAGAAATAATGAATTCACTTATAACTACACGAACTCAGGTAACAAGTTAAATGGCGCCCCAATCAACCAAGGCTATTGGAGAGGTGTGTACGAGTATTTCTATGACACTACTACTCCTAACGAAACACCTTGGGAAATGTTGAGCTTTGCCAACGAACCAACTTGGTGGACTGCTCGGTATGGCGCGGCCCCTTATACAAGCGACAACTTAGTATTGTGGGGAGACCTCGCAGAAGGTAGAGTATACTCAGCAGACGGTACAAGTGTTATCGTTCCTGAGTTGG